ATTTTCAGCAGCAATTGTTACATCAGCTTTATTCTGATTTGCAACCGGATAAGTTCTGGCAACTCCAATTTCGCCCTGGGTCAAAACATAAGGATTTTTGTTCCGGTCAGGCCAAAATTTAACCGTAATTACCTTGTCCTGCTCATTCAGCAATGCCCCAGAAATATTATCTGTCATAATAGCTGAAAATCCACCAGTTCCAAGCGATCTGGATGACGCTCCTATTGTCCCATTGTAATACTGGGTTGAAGATATTGATGGAGAATTCTCACACGGTTTAAAATCCAATGTTTTGGACAACTCCGAATATACAGGAGAATAGTACTGAATCCATACACCTTTATACGTCCCTCCTGTATGCACGGCAGGAAGAGCAGAAGTGAATTTTATATGAGAATTTTTCTCAGCCGGAGTTGTCGCCAAAAGGCCCTTCCCAATATTGTATTCATCCCATGTGGGGTAATCGAATCTTTGTGCATGGGTGCCTACAACCTGGAATATTTCAGCAGCCGCCACAGCACCAGACGTTGCCGATGTCAATCTAACCTGACCAATTTCAACACTGGCAACTGGAATATAAGGAGGCCCGCCAGCAGCATCTCTTGTCTCGCTAAACGCCGCAGTAGCACCTTCTGAGCACATAATCACCTGAATATTTCCTGCTGAATCCATTGTCACTGAATTAATCTTGCTCACACCATCGGTTGATCCCCTGGTGCAAGTAGCAGTCGTTGCACTTACGGTCTTTTCAACCCCTTTGGAATATGCAGTAAATCCGGCGACCGTCACAATATCATTAGTTGCATGTATGGAAAGAACATTTCTCCCTGATACCATGCCATCCGGCCTGACCGATGGGCCATAATCTGTCACTTTATCGGAATAACCACTCCATTCGGTCCCGGTATAATATACAGTGTGATCGCCCCCATCGGTTGCTTCTGCATAAGAAGTCAACGTCCGTCCTGTTTCTATACTAATTTTTGCCTTTGAACTTGTCGCCATGATTTTTTCTCCTTTTTAGTTTGTACTCACGCCAATTGGTTCCAAAATCTTTCTAACCTCTTTAACAGCAATTAGCCTATCAGAATTGGATAAACCCCCAACTGACTGTTTCAATTTATTCAAACAATTAACCCCATCTCCTAAGAGATATGCAGTCATATGTTTGAGAACAAAATATAAACAATTCGGTTTCAATGAAAATATAAACCGGCTGCCTTTTGCATCTGGTCTTTGTGTATAAACATCATACTGTTTCAAATAAGCCCTTGCACCCTCAAGCAATAGTGGACCGTTACCTGTTGCAACCGCAAGCTCGGCAGAAACATAAGCAATATCCAAGTCGTCCGGAAGTATCGCTTGTGCTTCTCTTAACCATCGAAGAGATTTTTCGTAATCCTTCTTTTCAAAATATAGACGGACAATCGAGAAATAAACACTCTCATTGAATCCGACGCATAACGGCTTACTTGCAAGATATTTTTCACCATAAAGAATAGCCGAATCAAGATCCCCGGTTGTCCCATAAAATTGCATGAGATAGAATAATAATTCATAATCTTCTGGATCATCTTTCAATGCCTTCAGTAGCAAGCCCCCAGTCCGTTTGGTTTTTTTCGCCGCTTCTGCTTCTGAAATCTGAAAATGTGCTCCATAATGAACAATTGTAGCATCGTCGAATAAAACACATCCTAATCTTACCTTGCCTTCATATATGGGTTTATTGTGGACTGCCCGCTGATATTTGATAAAACCATTTCTAAAAACTCGGGCAGAATTAAATTCCGTTCCTGAATCCTTGTCATCATCCTGGCATTTAAGGGACACCCCGTTATATTCAGGACTTAATTTTGACAATGTCTCTTTCAATCCTTCTTTCTCACCCACCAATTCTTCGTCGGCATCTATTATCAATATCCAATCACCAGAACAATAACCAATGCCCTGATTTCTATGCAGTGAAAAATCATCTTCCCAAGGATGATTATAAATTTTAATTTTAGGGCCAAATGACTTGGCTATTTTAATGCTTTTATCAGTGGACCCGGTATCGACAATTATTATCTCATCAGCTATATCTTTCACCGACTCCAGGACTTTGGCAATATGCTTTTCTTCGTCCCTCATCATCATTGCAACCGATAATTTAATAGGCTTCACAAGATCATCTGGCATAAATACTGGAACGTGTTCCGGTGCAATTACTATCATGTCCTCTATCTGCTGAATTTTATCAACGGCCAAAAAATTATCAGTAATATATTTTCGATATTCCTCCGGGTGATATTCACCATGCAAAATCATTTGACAAAATTCATGAGCAGTATTCCACAAATATTTTTTGGGGTAAATTGTATTTGCCCCGACAAAATTATGAATGACAGGTTTCAACCCCATCGACATTGCTTCCATAATCCCCTTGCCCTGGCTTTCCAGGACGGAAGTACAAATGATATGGCTTTTATCTTTCAACCATTCTGCCGGATTCTCTACCCAACCATCAAATTTAATCTGCTTGGCCATCAATGGGTTTTGCTTTTGCATTTGCTCAAGATACAAGGCATATCTTTCTTCCTGAAAAGTGCCCCCGATATGAAGAGTATATTCAGGATCGATTTCAAGCAATTCAGCAAAGGCCGTAAACAATAGCAATGACCCTTTTTTGAAGTTAAGATAACCCAGATATGCAAGGTCCTTACCAAAGAAATCAAAAAAATGTTTCGTACTTCTGAGCGGATTGTAATTAAATTTATCAACATCAACGCCGTTGGAAATGACGTGTATCCGATCCACACTGCTTTTAATAACTGGATATTTTTTCAACACTATATCCTTAATATGCTCAGCAACAAAAACCAGATCCGTAATTACTCCCCACTTAATATAATCCAGATAACTCGTAAATGCCTCATAACTGTGGAGACGTAATATTACCTGCTTCTGGTATAGCAACTGTTCAAACCGGGTAACATTAATTGCAGACTGATCCGCCCATTCAATCCAGATTATGTCAGCCCATTTTGCTGCATTAAAGGTCTGTTCAAGATCATTGGTCACGCAAATCCTTGTCTCGTAATTTGCTTTAAAATGATCTGACACCTCCGCTAAATGACCGTCAAGCCCAGGTGAACATATGATTGCCACTTTTTTCAAATCAACTTTTCCCATTTTCAATCCTCCGTAGATTTCATTTCCGAATTAAGTTTTTATGGGGCAGGGCAGTCGGAAGCCGCCTTTTCGGTCATGAACCTATCCCCATATTCTTTTATACTGCGTATGTCGTCATATTATTTGGATCTGTTTGGTATGCTATCGTAAATCTGATAAGCACCCCACACCAGGGTTTTTCTCCCTGCCCTATTTCATAATCATAGCCTTTAAATATCAAATCCGATACCGTTTCATTCAAGTCATAGTTTGGATCATCCGATACTTTTGGGGCTGTTGTAGCCCGGTTTAATGCCGTTATAATGTCTGCTGCCAACTTATCCACCACATCAATAAACGGATCATCCCTGGTCAAGCTATGGGCTTCAATAAATAACTCAAGATTCCTGTTGTCATCATTGTAAACTGTTCTCTCATTTGAAAGAGAAGTACACCAATAATTAATTGCCGGTAAATCATACCCGTTAAATGGCTCAAGTTTCGCTCTTTTAACCTTTTTTATCGTGTAATTGTACCCGTTATTGGTGGTTATCTTTTTAAGCCGGGCATCAATTTCATCTAATATGGTTGTTGTAGCTGGAGTTGCCATTTAATCTTCTTCTCCAATCAAGTCTACTAATCTTGATAATATTGTTGGTATCTGATCTTTTGCAGCATCAACCATGCCCAACCTGGCGGGGATCGTGACTTCTTTTTTAAGTACCATCATCATTTTGTCACCTAAAAATACTCCCCAATTACCAGCCTTTGATTTATGTATATGTGCACCTTCATCAAACAGCATTTTTGCTGATTTTCTCATCACCCCAGCGGGAGTCAGGTTTGAAAAAACCGGAATATTCAGATAAGGCCCACCGGGTACTCCCGTATATTTGTCAATCGCCTTTACTGTTCCGCCAATTTCCTGCATAGGGGCATATCTTATTTTCGTTCCCAAAACATTAGCCGTGCTATGAAATGATGCCCGCAAAGTTTTAAGAGTTGTACCTGTTACGCTTGTTTGCAATGACCGCATCAAATTCCCGGTCCGTGAATTAATAATCATAGAAGAAAATCTGAGCTTGACTTTCTTATCCGCATCCAAAACAGCTTTTGCAAATATCTCCCTTGCATCGTCAAATGTTTCTTCCGGCAATTCATCAAGATATTCTCTTACCTCTTTGAAATTCCGAATCTCTGCATTTAATAATTCATCAGCCATTTATACTAACCTCAATGGATGTTTATATTGATTCAGCATTCGCTTAACTTCCTTCAAGAGACCAAGCTCCGGCCTTTGAACTGATCCACCCGCAGTCGACACACTACTTGCCCCAATCTGATCTTTGGCCTGAAACTCATAAGCAGTTTGCATTAGAGCCGCCCTGGCCATTGCATCCGGAACAACAGAAATGCCCCCGGTATAAACAATGACTATTTTTGCTTTTGATAACGAAACAGCTAACTGAATTCCATATTCCGTGATTTCATATTCCTCATTTTCATCATACGTTTCGGACTCTCCGATTATCGTAACCGTGACCGATGATACGGCAGTAACAGGAATGGCTGGAAGAGATATCATTGACCGTTTGCGAGATCCGATATAAATCGTTTCTGTGCGTTCCGTTGACTCCAGCAACCGACTAAGATATTCTTCAATAGCAGATGTTACAGATGGCCGGAGAATCTCCAATGCTGGATATTCTGTTATTGCGGCATCTTCCAAACCAAGCAACGCTTTCAGAGCTGAATATGTCACAAGTTCAATTGCCATTCAATTATTCCTTCCGCCGTCTTGTCGTCCTGGCAGGCTTGCGTTTTGCTTTTGGCTTTACTGCTTTTTTGATTACAACCTTTTCCGGCGTCTTGATTTCCACTTGTTCAGGAGTCTCGATTTCAATAACCTTCTCCGGTGTTTTCACTTCAACGACCTTGAGCTTTACTTCCACTGCCACCTCCATCTGCTCAACAAAGACTTTCGCAAGATCATTTCCGGGGATACCAGACAAATTGTATTCCTTCCCGGCAACATAAGACCTCACTGTAAAACCGTCTGGGCTGCCTTTCGTTGTCTCCAGCATTTTAATCTTCATAATAAATGCATCCTTTTTTTATTTAAACTGTCTTACAGTTCGTATTTTAAACGATAATTTAAAAGTAATACCCTTATATAGATATCGACTTAAAAACCTTAATACGGGCTTGTAAGGCAGCGGCAAATTGGATAAATGGGCTATGGGAAGAGCTATAAACTGTTTCTCATAGCCCATTTTAACTTATTCCAACTCAACTACTCTTATTCAGCCGCAACGCTCCGCAAAGGCCCGAGCACACTGGTCACACTGAATACGCATGTTCCACCCAGCGTAATACTCAGGCGGCTATAACGCCCTCTGGGATTCGGCACATGGATTGTATCACTCCCAGTCGCGGCAATGGTACAATTTACATCGTTCCCCGCCCCACTGGTTTCTTTTATCCATGTCGAATCATCATCACTATAATACAAACTTGCAACAAACGAACTGGCAAACACACCACAGGAAATGAAATAACTCACGGACGGAGCGAGTGCATGGTCAATGCTTTCCGTGTTGTAATCAGCGGCCCCCCTGCTCTTAGCAAGTTTACCGTCATCATCTAATGTGTAATTTACTCCAGGATCACCTTTCATAATATTCTCCTTCTGTCCAACATTAAAGTTTTAAAAAAACCTTGCCAAAAGCACTTGGGAGGATGCATCTGGTTTGCAAATGCTTCCGACAAGGAAACAAAATACTAATTAAAACGGCCCGCCTGCACCGGCCACAACTGCACCCGTTGCATCAAGCGGTTCCCACCAAATATGAAAAACAACAGTTCCATCGGTCGCGGCATGAGTAGCAATGGAGTACCCAACATCTACACCCTGAGTTGAAACTACATCAAAAATAACACTTGTGAGGGCTGATTGCGCATCGCCACCAGCTACCGGAGTTGTGGCTGCTGCACCATATACAGCAGATACAACATCACCATCAGTAAAAGTAGTACCTGCACTATCCAGAGCTGTGGCGGCAAAGATCGCTGCTGTATTACCAGCAAACCCAAGAGCCATAGTTCCATCATTACTGGTGGTGACAGCGGTCTCCGTAACTTCTGCCATAATTTGCATGCGAACAGCACCGGTCACTTGCGCTATTTCATGAGCGGCAACGGTCTGCCAAGTCGCTTCAGAAAGAACAGCCGTAACCGTGAAATAATTCGGGGCAACCGGGCTTGACGTAGAATCAGCAACCGCATCATCATCCCAAAGAACATTGGATATTGTCATCGAACCAGGATCAACAGCGGTCGTCTGGACATCAGTCCTAACAAGGACATCCTTAATAGACCCAAGAGCGGCCCCGGTAAATTCAATCGCATGTTCCCCATTGGTCAGATTGGTAATTGATCCACCCTGAATTAATACTTCAAGATCCACGGTATCTGACCAAATCGCACTTACAGAATATTCACCATATAAATACGGCTCAATGATTTGGAGATTGTTATTTACTCCGTTTCCCGCATCAATAAAATGAGCGGCCCCAATTGCGTCAGCAGTGAATTGAGTTGGGCGAATTATCTTTACTCCATCCGCAGCGGCAGCAAGATCAATGGCGTCCACAAATTCAAAACTGGAAGTCGTGGGCTCAGGAAATACAGCATCAATCAATTCGAAATCATCCCCTGCCGCCTCAACCATGAACCCGGCAACTACTGCACTAACACCCGCAAGATATCGACCACCAAAGATTCGGCAACCCGCCGCCCCTACTGCGATGGTTCCATCCGTATCGGTAAAAGTATAAGTTGCCTGGGAATAAATTGACCCCTCATGGACAATAGTAATGCCCGCCTTGTCCAGATCAAACCCATTAGCAGCGGCATAAGATTCGGCATGCCCAGCAGCCACCCTGATAAGATCCCCATTGGAAGCTGCCGCCAAATTAATAGCAGCATCAACAGTGAGGGAAGCATCTGTCCAGGATGTACCAGCGGCTGTCCCGCTGGCCCCTGAATCAACATACCAAACATCTCCACTGGTTTCAATTCCAAGCCCTGCCTCAAAAACAGGGACATTCTTGACCGTTAAGTCCTGGGTTCTCACCCAAGGCCGATAATAGTCAGTGGCAAAAGCACTCGTGCTCATGATCAGCAAAACTGACATCAGCAGGAACACCATGGTTTTAAAATGTTTCATAATCTATACTCCTTTTCTACCCTTTAAATTTTAATGGTTAAGTCGTAGCAATTTTAACCGGACAAAAAGCCTCAACTAAAGTTACCTGACCACCAACCCGTTTAACAATTTTGAACCCGGTCTGATCATACTCCGCATATCGTTCAATCAATCTCTGAACGGTCAAACCTTTTCTGTCACGGATTTTGTACCCGGCCTTGAAATCACCAAATACAATAGGATAAGCATTTGCAGCGATGTCCGGCATGCCTTCAGGATTCACAATCGGTTTCCCAAGCAACAATGCAGGGGCTCCCAACTGAACCGGGGGCTGCCACAGATAACGACCTTCACCATCTTTCAGTTTCCTGATGACCGCCTCAGTAGTAGAATTGAATGCCCATGTACCATTTGCCCGGTAAGTCTTTTTTGGCGTATACAAGCAGTCAACCAAAACATCGACGCCGTTATGAGTCGAAT